ATCTAATACAGCCCCCATTCCAGTTATTTACGGATCCCGTAGGGTAGGTGGAACAAGATACTTTATTGGAACCAGTAACGGATTCAAAGATGGATTAGTAACAAATAAGAATGATTATCTTCATATTATTATAGGATTGGGCGAAGGCCCCGTGTCTGAGATAAGTGCTGTCTATTTAAACAACGTGGAAGCATGGCCCAATAAAGATAATCGGTTTGTCGGAGATTTAGAAAATGGCAATCCAACAGTTTACGTAGAACCTCACCTGGGAGAAGCTGACCAGGCAGCAAGTACGGAGTTAATTAATATTTCTCAAGATAATATTTTAAACACCCCGACTGAGCCTGGAACGATACCAGGGATAGGCGATCCCATCCCATCTTTTTCGCCATTTCAACAACCTTTTGAATGGACATCCGATCACAGGCTGAGAGGAGTTGCTTATCTCTATGTACGTTTGCATTTTGACCAGGAGATCTTCGCTTCTGGTGTTCCTAACATCACAGCAGATGTAAAGGGCAGGTCTGTAAAAGACACCAGGCAATTAGTGAATGGAGTAGCGGGAACAGCTATTACCAGGTATTCAAACAATCCCGCCTTGTGTGTCCGTGATTATTTAACGAACTCAATCTATGGTAGAGCAATTTCAGAAGATCTTATTGATGATACTTCGTTTGAAGCAGCCGCCAATTATTGTGATGAAGAAGTTACTTTTGAATATACAGAGAATGGTTTTGGAAAAACAGCTACACAAAAGAGATATACCCTAAATGGTATGGTTATTACAGCAGAAAGTAGTTTAAACATCGTGAATAAGATGATGACTTCATGCAGAGGATCCCTGGTGTTTAGTGGGGGTAAATATAAATTGATTTTAGATAAGCCTGAAACTGCTGCTCTAACTTTTGATGAATCAAATGTAATGGGTAATTATGAAATTACATTAGCGGGTAAGGATGTAATAGCTAATCGTATAGAAGCATCCTTTTTTAATCCTGAAAATGAATGGCAAGCTGATTTTGCTTACGAAGAAAATATACCAGGCAGAAATGTTTATGATAATGGCTTACTGTTAGAGAAAAAGATTGAATTACCTTATACGGCTAATCGTCTTATGGCTCAGTACATAGCTAGGCAAAATTTATCTGCTTCCAGGCATAATGTCATTTTTAGTTTTAGAACAACACAAGAAGGCTTATTAACAGAAATAGGCGATGTTATTTATATTAAATTAGAAGCCCCAGGATGGAATACACTTAATAGTAATGCGGGCAAGAAGTTTAGAGTAGTTCAAATAGAAATAGAAGCAAGCGATGAAGTTAAAATAACTGCGATTGAATATAGCGAAGTAACCTATCAGTTATACCCACCCGCCTTTAGATCTGCACAAGCAACGGCCCTGCCACATTTAAACGTAGTATTACCACCTACAAATTTAACGGCAAGTGAAACTTTATTTTTCAGTTCACCTAAAGTAATTAACCGAGTTAGCCTTGCCTGGACTGCGCCAACGATTGCTTATGCAAAAACTTATGAATTGGCTTATAAAAAATTAAATGATACTCAGTTTATTGCTGTAGCTACGACAAAAGGAACTCAATATACCCTGGATAACTTAAAACCAGGAACTTATACCTTTAATGTCAGGGCTACAAATAATGCGGGTTATACAAGTGCGTATGCAGCGCAAACTTTAGCAGTTAAAGGAGTTACTTCCTTACCTTTAGTTAATCCCCCTGGAGTTACAGGAGTAACAGAAGCCCTGGTGAGTAGCACATTAGGATCTGGAATTAAAGCAAAAGCTACGCTTACCTGGACTGCGGTGGCTAATCCAGAATGGGAAGCTATCGGAGTAACTATTGAAAGTTATGAAGTGCTATACAAATTGACTTCCGTAAGTGGAAATTATGAATCTCCTGGATCTTCTACGGGGACTTACTTTGAATTTTTTGATATTGAACCAGGTAACTACAATTTTAGAGTAAGGGCTATTAATGATTCAGGAGTTAAAAGTGTCTTTGCTGAAACAACTGCTGAAATTGTTGCCCTTACTGCTGCCCCCGCAGACGTAACTAATTTTTATTTAAGGGCTGATGGTGTGGAAGCGCATTTATCTTGGGATGAAACAACAGATCTGGATGTTAAGGTGGGTGGTACTTTTGAAATAAGACACAGCACATTAACAAGTTCGGCAGATTGGAAAGCATCTACTCCTATTGGTGATGCAGTAGCGGGATCTGCAAATGGAACAACGATGCCATTATTGGTGGGGACTTATTTAATTAAGGCCGTTGATTCAACAAACCATAAATCGGATTCTGCAACAACAATAATCAACACCATTTCCCCATCGGTTATGCAAAAAACAACTTATCAAAGTATTACAGATACAGCGTTTGCGGGAACTAAAACAGACATGGTAATTAATGATGATGGTACTTTATCTTTAGAGTCTGACACCCTTATTGACGCTATGACTACATTAATGGATACCTGGGGAGAATTTGATTCGATAGGTGGTGTGGATTTAGTGGGTACTTATGAATTTAGCGATAAGATAGATTTAGTATTAGCGGGGGGCGCTACTTTATCGGGTGGAGTTACTTTTACCACCGAAAGTTTAAATGATTATATGGATATGCGTACTACTAATTTTGATACATGGGCTGATTTTGATTACAACACAATATTCGATGATATTGTAACTACTCTCTATGTGGCTACAACAACAGATGATCCCGCTAGTGGGGGCGCTACTTGGAGTGATTGGTCTGAGTTTAGCATCGGTAATTATTATGGCAGGGGTTTTAAATTCAAATTGAAAGCTACTGTGGAAGATTCTTCCCATCAAATTAATGTTACCCAATTAACAGCAAAAGCCGAAGTATATTATCGTTTTGAGTCAGAGGGTGTAACAACAAGCGCAAGCGGATCTGCTTTGACTTATGACAATGCCTTTAGGGCGGCTCCCCAAATTAATATAACGGCACAGGATTTAGCAACGGGAGATTATTACACCATTACTAGCGCTTCGGGGACAGGATTCACTTTGCAATTTTTTAATTCAAGCGACACAGGGATCGCCAGATCTGCTTATTATATAGCCAGGGGATATTGACAAAGATGGAATGGCACTTATGGTTTTTGATTGTAAATTTACAAACATAGAAGGTATATTTTATGGCGCAACATGATTACGTTATTGCAAATGCTAACGGCGCTACAGTCAGGGCAGACATCAATAATGCACTATTAGCAATCAGTTCTACGAATAGCGGCAGTAGTGAACCATCAACCACTTACGCTTATGAACTGTGGCTTGATACTACAAATAATTTATTAAAATTAAGAAACGCAGCAAATGATGCTTGGATAACCCTGGGGTTATCTGTAACAGCAAGTAATACAGTAGATATAGATGGCGGGGCTATTGATGGAACAGCGATAGGCGCTAATTCAGCAACAACAGGAGCGTTTACTACAGTTACAGCAAGTTCCACTATTTCAGGAACTTCTATAACGGCTTCCACTTCTTTATTAACCCCTTTAATTGAATACACAGATGGTGATGATGCGATTACCATAGCAGATGGTGGTGGGGTAACAATAGCCGATTTAACGGCTACTACAGCCGATATAAACGCAGGTTCGGTGGACAATGCCACCATAGGGGCAGCAACGGCAAATACAGGCGCATTTACCACTTTAGCGGCTTCTGGCGCTACTGATTTAAACTCAACTGTGGCCATTAGTGGCCATGTTTCCTTAGATGGATCTGCAAATGAATTAAGATTTTATGAAGGCGCTAATTATGTGGGCTTTGAAGCCCCATCATTGAGCGCTGACCAAATATGGGTATTACCCACAGCAGATGGTAGTGCTGACCAGGTACTTTCAACCAATGGGTCTGGAACGTTATCCTGGGCTACTGCGGGTGGCGGTGGCGCATCAGATATAAACGGATTAAGTGATGCTTTAGTAGAAAACAGTTCTATCTGGTTAGGTAATGATCCTTCTAGCACTACATCAACTGCTACTGGCAATAATGCTCTAGGTACGACAGCTTTAGATTCTATTACTACTGGCGATTATAATACTGCTTTAGGCTATGATTCTTGTACTGATCTTAATACAGGGGTTTACAATACGGCAGTTGGTAATAAGTCTTTAGCTAATGGTACTGATGCAGGATATAACGTAGCGATTGGACACCAGGCACAGTTCACAAATACATCAGCAGATGGAATTACTGCCGTTGGTCATAATGCAGGGTATAGTTTAACTTCGGCTGTTCGTTGTGTTTTTGTTGGAGAATATGCAGGAGAAGCAATTACTGAAGGTAATGATTCTACATTTATCGGTAATCAAGCAGGCCCAGCCACAACAACTGCTACTTCAAATACCTTTATAGGTAGTCGTGCAGGTTATGTTAATACCACAGGTGGAACATCAACATTTGTAGGATATTACGCAGGTGCTGGTCAAACTACTGGAGCAAATAATGTTTTTGTAGGTAATAATTGTGGACAATCCATGACAGAAGGAACTAATAATGTGGCTATGGGAAACTCTGCTAATTGTGGAACAACGGCTAGTTATAATGTGTCTGTTGGAA